TTGCATTGGGCGTTGTTTTTCCAATCTGTGCTTGAGTAGTTTTTCTAAACTTTAAGTCATTAGATGCTCTTGTATAACTCTGCCCAGTTGCACTCATCTGTTGTTTGATTGAACCCTCTTTCATTCCAACACTCTTATAATACTCCAAAGAATTAACTTCTGCTTCTCTTTTTTTTCTTTCTTCTAATTTTTTATCATTTTCCTTGTATGAATTTGGATTTAAAAATCTTCCAAGTGCCTCCATTGGATTTGTAGTTCCAGTTCCTGGAGTTGCACCTCTCTTATACACTGGTTGTCCCTTTTCAAATGCAAGAAATCCAATATAAGGTTTTCCATCTCCACTCATCATTATTTGTGTTGGTGGTAATTTTTTCTTATCAATACTCTTTAGTCCAGAACCACCAACAAGAGAACTACCTGCTTTAGCGAGACTATAAATTACATCTTCACCTTTCTTTTGTGCATAATATCTTTTACCACCCAAAGTAATTTCTCTATCACCAATTCCAGTTGAGAAATTCTTTGCTCCACCTTTAATTATTATAGAATCTCTTCCCTGATATTTTGCAGAGTATCCAGTACCTAACTGAGATCCTGATGTTGCACCTCTTATATTAAGTCCTTTGCCCGATGCAAGTGCTGATTGAACTTGTATTTGATTTTCTATTCTTTTAATTCTTTCTTCAAATCTAATTTGATTTGCAGCACGATTCATATCTTCTTGCGAAGACATTTGTGGTGTTGCGCCAGGCCCAAGAAGTTTTTTTTGTTCTATCTCCCTCTTTTCTAATATAGGGTCTTTCACATACTTATCTTCATCTTTATGCTGAGCATCTCCAATCATACCACCACCAGCAGCATATGTAGTTCCTTGAACTACTTTTGGTTTATTTGTTCCACCACCAGCAGCGTTCATACCCTCAAGAGTATCCACACCAAACTTTTGAACTGCACCACGAGACATTACAAATTCACCATCAGTAAGCATTGCAGGGACTTTATCTACACCCTTTTCACCACTTACAAGTCCGTTAAAAAATCCACCAAACAGATTTTTAAAATTTGCAAATCCACCACCAGAAAATTTTGCAGTTGGTGTTGGAGTTTCTTTTGATTCTCCATCAATACCACCAAAGTTTTCTAATCCCCTACTTAATGCAAGTGTTCCTCCAACAACTGCACCAACTTCTAATGCTGTTCCAATTAATCTTCCTTTTGGTCCTCCAAGAAATTTAAGAGCACCACCAGCACCTTTAATTCCTGCTCTCGCAGCAAGAGCAACAGCACCTTTAATTAATGCACCTGTTCCCTTTATGACTATACCAATCAAACCTCTTGCAAACTTTCCAAAAGAAGTTCCAAATGCAATATAAAGTGCAAGAAGTTTTGGCCAATTATCACCAAAAAATTTTATAATAGATTTGACTTTATTTGCATTCTCTGGATTTCCTAACCATTCAATCAGTTTATAAACAACTCTTCCTAATAAAATTGTTGTAAAGAACTCTAATACTCTATCAAGTAAAGATTTAACAGGTGCAATTATTTTCTCTGCAGTTTTCTTTAATCCCTCAAATCTTTTTTCTAATTTACTTTCTGCAAGTGCTCTTTTATCTTGTTCTGATTTTCTTTTATCAAAAGCAGTAGCATCATCAGTTAATGTTTTCTGTGCTTTAAGTGTTTCTGCAATTGATGTTACAGCAGAAGTAATCGCAGAAATACTTTCAGTTAAACTGCTTGCAATTGGAGACTTTCCTATAGCAGCAGGAAGAAGTCCTTTTGGTCTTGTTACTCCTAGTTTTGCATTTACTCTACCAACAGCAAAAGAACCTGCGGTTATTTTCTTTCCTTTTACTTCAAATCTACCTTTATCTTTTTTCGTCTTAACTCTTTTATATTCATTCGTTAAAAGTTCAACTTCTTCAGTAGGAATTGATGTTTTCGTCATCCTACCTTTAACCATTGCTTCCTTAAGAAGCGTTAGATAGGTTTCATAATCCAAATCAAAAACATCTTCAAGCCCAATGAGCCTCAGTATTCTAGTATCAATGACTTCTTTTTGATTAGAACTGGGCATTGCTCATCTGTTGTTTTTGTTTTGACTGAGTTACTTATATTATTAATCATTGAGTTATTTATTCGATAAATACAAATGCCTTAACTGACTGCAATCTGTAAGGTGGGGGGAGAGTAAAATCTCCTCCTTTGTAATATAAATACATTTGCAGTCAGTTTAAGAACAAAATGTATTATACCTATGCCTATTTGCGTGAAGATAGAACTCCTTATTATATTGGTAAAGGAAAAGGTAATAGAATCTATAAAAGAAATAAACGAAAAATAAAAACACCTAAAGATAAATTTAGAATAATCTTCCTTAAACAAAATCTAACTGAAGAAGAAGCATTCAAGCACGAAATCTATATGATTGCAGTGTTCGGTAGAAAAGATTTGGGAACTGGTATTCTTCATAATAAAACTAATGGTGGTGAAGGTGCGAGTGGTGCTATTCGATCTTCAGAATTTAAAGAAAATTTAAGAAGAATAAACAAAAACAAAATTCTTTCAAAAGAACATAAAGAAAAATTAAGAGAAGCAAATATTGGAAAAAATAATCCTAATTATGGTAAGTCTATATCAAAAGAAACTAAAGAAAAAATGAGAGAATCTAGAAGAGGAGAAAAACATCCAAAATCTAATTGGTGGAAACTTACCTTTTCAAATAAAAATTCATTAATATTGTGTGGATTATCCATTTGGGCAAGTGAAAATGAATACAATGTGGGAAATATTTATTCAGTATATAAAGGAACTAGAAAAAAGCACAAAGATATAATAATGGTAGAAAAATTAAATTAAAATTGAGCATTACTCATCTGTTGCTTTTGTTTTGATTCTTCTTCTACAAGATGCTGTTGCAACAATCCAACATAAATATCCCTTTCCCAAGGTAGGAGATTTTCTATTTCAGTTAAACTCCACTTGTGATACTGCATTAGAGAAAAATTAAGACGAAAATAATTTTCAAGGTCCATATGAACCATTCCTATGCGAAAAAAGATGCTAACCCTTCTAAAATAACTTCACTTTCAACTTCAGTCTTTGGATTTTTAACCTTAATCTTATGAGAAAGTTTAGGCATTGTTTCAAAAAACTTCTCAATCTCTTTAAACTGTGAGGAATTCATTGACTCTAAAAAGTCAGTGAGTTCTTTCTTTGTCACATCTGCAGTAGACCATACTTCATCTTCTGTAAAGATTTTATCAATACAAGAAGCAATCAAATCAAATGACTGATCCATTGCATTCTTGTTCGTAAAATCAAAATTGTTTTTGATAAATTGTTCTAGTGATGGATACTTCATTTCCATCATAATACTATTATCAATTTTGATTTTATTGGTGTGCTCTTCGTTCTTTTGAACTTTAATATCATCCAAGTTAATCTTTACAGGAACTTGAGTTTCACCATCATCCGGACAAATAATATTAACTTCAAGTTCTTCTCCAACAGACTTACCACGAATGTTTAAGAAGAGATATTCAATATCAAAAGTTGGAAGTGCTTCAACTTTGATATTCTTGGTGAGAATGCAGTTCTTAATTACTGTTTTAATCGCTGTTGTAATTTGCTTTGTATCTTCACTTTCTAAAGCAATGACTAATAGTTTTTCTTCTTTAACCAGAAAAGGTCTGTATTGAATTGTTTCTTCTGTAGATGGCAACTCAAGTTCATATGAAGGTGCAACAATTTTGGGCAGCATAATCTTTTTATAATTTAATTTAGTTGTAGTTATTTATATTTCAATCCGGAGACTAGTATCAATTCCTCTTGATCTTTGGTAGTTAGTTAGAGGTCCTGAAGTAGTTATATGTCCAGTAATTAAACATTTCCATAATTTAGAATTTATTTTTTTGCTTTGATTCTTTCCTAAATTTTGTATATGTCCGGTTTCAATATTTTTTTGGCCACCTTTACTGCTAGCATCTTTTCTCTGTTCTAAAGTAAATGCATGGATTCCTGTTTTATTTTTATATGCTTCATTTCCACTCATCTTTCCCCCCTTACTTGAGTTTTCTTTTCTTTCATCTTCACTTATACCAAAAATACCCAATCCATTTTCATACCATAATTTTCCATATTCTTTACCAAGTTTTTGTATATGACCAGTTTGAATATTTCTTTGTCCCAATTTTTTACCATTTTTTGTTCTTGTTTCTGGAGAAAGACCATATATTCCAGTTCCTAATCTTTTTTGGGTTTCTCTTCCTTTATTACCATCTTTTATGATTTGCTCTCTTGTTCGTGAATGTATTCCTAATTTATTTTCAACTAGTATTTTTGCTCCCCTTTTACACATTTCTGTTGAAACTATTCCACCACAATTTTCATTTAAACAATAAGGATCATCAAGAACAGGTTTTATTAATCTATTTTCTACAAAATTTGCTTCTTCTCTAGTATTAAAAAACTCCAATATCTGCTTCTTTGGTGTATAAAAACTCCAACACCACTTATGAGTTACTGGAGAACCCATATAATACTCATTATATTTTTTTTCTTTATGAGATCCATAGTAATAATAAAGAACTTCTTCAAACGTAATTTTATACGTGTAAATACGTGATTGCATAACTCTGCTCTTAAACTGGTGGTTATTCTTATTTATATAAGAAAAGGAGCATTTCTGCTCCCATTCTCCCCGAAAAGAACCACCAGTTCAGGCATTAGTATTTATAATATCCTATAATAATTTCAGGTGTGATTATTTATCTCTAAACATTAAGATTAAAATTTCCAGAATAAGCATCACGAACACTTATAGAATTTCCACTTGCTTGGGCTGAACTGAAATTCACTCCACCCGTTGTAGTAAAGTCGCCAAAGTTAAGATTGTTTAAATTAGGATTCCCAAATACTTGTGAGGAATTCAATGCTGCTAATTGCTGTGCATTAAGATTAAAGTTTGAACTGGTTGTCTGATCTGGAGACGCATCTTTGGTTACATCTCCACCCATAAGATATCTAATATAGGTCATAGAAACAGTACACTTTAATAAAGAAGATGAGTCATAAGAAACCGGCATAGAAGAAATACTGATTGGATATGACTTTATAAACTCATAAACCAGAGAGTTTTTATAATCTCTTTCAAATTTTATGACTTTTAGTCCTTGAGCAGTATACCCATCATCTCCATCCGGATATCTCATTCTATAGAAATAATTATTATCTCTAGACCCAACATCTTTATCTGGTTGCCTTGCTACACTTTCATTGGCAATGTACTTCATCCAGACCTCAAAAAATCTAATCGGCAAATAATCTTCAGCATCAACATAAAAAGTTAAATCAATACGATCATCATAAATTCTTCTATATGCGTGTCTTTCTGTAACTCCAGTAAAGTCATTATTGATCTCAAGTGTTGCTAAATTTGATCCGGGAAGTGTTGCTTCAGAACATAATAAATGCAATTTAGATTGATCTGTAGCAGGATTTAACTGAATTTTATTATTTGTTAAAAATCTACCAAAGTCTCCACCGGGAATTCCAATTTCCACATCAAAGTGGGAAGTAAGAGCAGGTCTTAATAATTGAAATTTTATGTCAGATACTTTCTTTTTAGAGGGCATCTATAAATACTTTTAGTCTTATATATTATGTATGCTGGAAAATGGCAGAAAGTATTAAAAGTATCTACAAACCATCCTATCCAGAAAAATACCAAGGAGATGCGTCAAATATAATTTGCAGAAGTAGTTGGGAAAGACGTTTCTGTTATTACTGCGATCATAATCCAAGTATCATATCTTGGGCATCTGAAGAATTTTCTATTCCTTATGTCTCTCCTGTAGATGGTAGAGTTCATAGATACTTTCCGGATTACTTAATTAAGGTAAAAGAAGAATCAGGAAAGATTAAAACTTATGTGATTGAAGTGAAACCAAAGAAGCAAACTGTTCCGCCAAAACAAAAATCAAGAGTGACGAAATCTTATCTTTACGAATGCAAAACTTATGCAGTGAATCAGGCAAAATGGAAAGCAGCAGAAGAATGGTGTGCTGATAGAATGCTTGAGTTTAAGGTAATCACCGAATCGGAGTTAGGAATTAAATAATGGCAGAAGGTTTTGGACAATACACCTCAACAACAGCAAGAGTTAGAGAACTGAAAAGAAAAATTGATAGAAGCGGAACCAGAGATCCAGAAGAGTTGATGTTACTGATAATGGATGCTTTGAAAGAAGAAGTATTATATCCAGAACCAGGAAAGTTTTATACGTTTGTTTACAATCCCAAAACACCAGAAATTGAATATGATCAACATCCTTTGATTGCTTGCACTGAACTTCAGAAGTGGGGGTTCAAAGCAATCAATTTTCATTGGAGACAATCGAGACAATATACCTGGGAAGAAGTTGCAGGAAAACTTCACGTAATTAAGTACAATGAGTTGGATGAATTACTTTCAATACCTTATGCAAAATTCCGTCTAAATAAATAAAAACTCTCTATAAATGTCTCATACTCTACGAAAAATTGAGATGCTTAACTTTCTTATAAATGGGAGGGAGTTCTGATGGCAGATGTTTATGGTGCAGCGGGGCAAAATAGATTTTCAATTCCAAATCAAGTTGGATTTTTTTCTGTTGAAGTAAATAAAGAATCTGGAGTATCACAATTATATCTACAAGGACCATTTGCCACTCAACAAAGTGTAGGTACATATAATCCATCAACCAAAAAATTTACTCCAGATCCTAATAGTAATTTAACACAACAACAAATAACAAGAATATCAAGTTCTGAAGGAATAAAAGCAATTACAACCGCTGCAACACAAACAGCAACAAAGGGAATAGCAGATGGGGGAACAAATTCACAAGCAGCTCAAACCGAAGCAAATAAACTAATATCACCTAATGCTGCATCAGGAGGAAATGAAGTTGATGAAGCAAAACTTAAATCATCTCTTGCAGCAGAAGAAAAAGAAACAAGAAATTCATTTCGTGGCGCTAAGGGAGGAGACCCATTAGTTTATCCATTAACGTTAAGAGATTCCAAACAAGATGTGATCAAATTTAGAATGGTTCAATATTCACCAAAAAAATTTGATAGAACTCAATTGGACAAAGATCTATCTCCATTTACAAATAGGAGAGGTATAGAAGATAAAAATACTATAGGTGTTGTTATACTTCCTATTCCATCCGGAATAAGTGATAACAATTCAGTTAGTTGGTCCCAAGATACATTAAATCCATTACAAGCAAATTTAGTTAATATTGCAAATGCATCAATAACTCAAGGATTTGGTGTAGGTGCAGAAACTGCAAGTCAAACAGTAAGCAATGTTGGAAATAACTCTTCGGATATGCAGGCAGCAGCTGCAAACATTTTTACAGAAGCTGCAACAGGAACAACTAATTTACTTTCTAGAACAAAAGGTGCAATATACAATCCAAATATGGAATTACTTTTCAATGCACCTTCATTAAGGCCTTTTAATTTTACGTTTAAATTAAGTGCAAGAAGTAAAAGAGAAGCAGAAGCAATTCGTACTATCATAAGATTTTTTAAACAAGGAATGTCACCTATTAGAACTCAATCTCAATTATTCCTAAAGGCTCCGCACACATTTCAATTGGAATATTTACATCAAGGAAAAGCACACAATTACTTAAATAAATTTAAAGAGTGTGCATTACAATCTTTTAATGTAGATTACACACCAGAAGGGCAGTATGCAACCTTTACTGATGGTGCAATGGTGTCTTATCAAATTACTATGCAGTTTCAAGAATTAGAACCAGTCTTTAATGATGATTATGGTTTAGGTTCAGGTTCATCTGGATACGATACAGAAATAGGTTACTAAAATGTCAAACTACTTCAGTCAGGTTCCCAACTTTGAATACGTAAGCAGACTTCCTGATGCTAAAATTGGAGATTATGCTATTGTAAAAAATCTTTTTAAGAAAGGAAAGTTACGTGAAGACATCTTTCAAAATCTAGCATTCTTTACCAAGTATCAAATTAAAGGAAACGATA